ACCGGCACCAACACCGACCCCTCCTCCAACAACTCCATCAGTAATTATTGCTGAGGGTAAAGAAGAAGAGTCAGATTGTGAAGTGTTTAAAAATGTATTTAATAAAAAACAAAAAGAAAAGGATTGTGGAATAAATAATATATTTGCATTCCCTTCTTGTTCGTCTTGTAAAGATGGACTTGCTTGCGGTCTTGATGAAATTTTTCAAAATCCTTTCAGAAATTAAGAAAAAAAAAAAATATTTCTAATGAGTAGAATTAATGTCTGCTTCATTACTTTTAGTCAACACAATCATAACCGGTAACGGTCCGATTTCTTTACCAACAAAAGGAACATGGTCGAATAATACGATACCTTTTGTTTTAAATTTCTTCCCCACCCAATTAACAGGAACAGGATTAGTGAGTAAAACAGCCTTGGATTATTTTACTCCCGATTCATTCATTTTAAATACACCAAGAATCCCATACGTTTCTGCTGTAAATAATGTAACTTTATTACAGAAACAAAATGGGGTATTAATTTTATAAAGGTAATTTAAAATTTTAAAATAATTGAAAAATAAATGTCAGAAAATGTAAAATCATCATCGAGTCTTGGTTTCATTATTTTACGTCATGTAAAATCGGAGCAACACAACAAATTATGGATAGAAAGTTATGAATGTATCAGAAAATTTTATCCAACGAATAAAATTGTGATTATCGATGATTTTAGCGATTATGAATTTGTCGATACAAATCAAAAGTTAACAAATACTCTAATAATACAATCCGAATATTCAGGAAGGGGAGAAATACTCCCTTATTATTATTATTATAAAACTAAATTTTTTGATAGAGCAGTGATCCTCCATGATTCTGTATTTATTCAAAAATATATAGATTTCGGTAATGAAAATAGTTTTTTATGGGAGTTTGAACATGATTGGGACTATTTATATAATAATGATTATGATATTTTGATTAAACATTTAGAGAAACAACAATTAGTTTTGGATATGTATAATTTACAAAATTTATGGAAGGGGTGTTTTGGTGTTATGTCCGTAATAAATCATGATTTTTTATGTAAAATGAACCAAGTTTTTAATTTTATAAACATGATTCATTGTATAAAAACGAGACAAAATCGAATGGCGTGCGAAAGAATATTTGCCGTAATTTTTACACTTTCAAATATGTTTTATGATAAAAAAACTACATCGATATTTGGAAATATTCATTTATACTGTAATGGATTTGCGAATGAAACTTATCAAACTTATATTCAGAAAAAAAATAATAACAATATTCAGATTCCAATAATTAAAGTTTGGTCGGGTAGATAATCAGACCGTTTAAGACCACTAATATGATATTTTGTGTTTAATATAAAAGAATTAAATATAGAAATAAAAAATGAATCGTTTTCGTGATATCGATGGTTATGCATCGGATGAAGATCAGGGTGAATTATTAAGAACTATTCTAGACAATAAAAAATTTTCCCATGAACGTCCACTCCGCATTGCAGAAATAGGTGTGTATAAAGGACGTGGTACTTGTCTTTGGAATGATATATTATTATCTTACAGAAAACGTGGTATCCTTACAAACAATTATGATTATCACGCCATTGATCATTTTTGTGGTTCTCGTGGTCATCATGATAATACAAATGATTATTATAATATTACCCTTGATAATCTAAAAAATATTCTCTTTGATGTTCGACAAGATGGAAATACTATTCATATTATCAAGAATGAATCTTTATTACAAGCAAATATCTATCCAGATCATTATTTTGATATAGTGTATATCGATGCATCTCATGAATACGAAAATGTTCTGAATGATATTCGTGCATGGCTACCAAAAGTCAATCCTTCAGGTGTAATCTGTGGTGATGATTATATTCAGGGATGGGACGGTGTAATTCAAGCAGTTAATGAAACTTTTGATAATAAGTTTCAAAAAATAGGACATCAACAATGGCTTTGTTATCTCTAATTCCTTCTGAAAGTATAAAATTAAACAGATTAAGGACATAAAATATAATTTATAAAAATGAAATTTTTTATAACACAAATTATTTTATGTATAAATGTTATGAATGTTTTTGCCAATCTAACAAATTATAATACAAATTGGAAATGGAATGCATCAAATATAGGTCGTTACGGAAATTATCCACGACCAAGAAACTATGCTAACAAAATGGAATATCAGAGTGCTTGTGCTAATGGTCAGACATCAAATAAATATGGATTTGCTTGTCCACATATGATGATGCTTTCTGATGATATGATATTGGCTGCCAAAGCAGATAAATTGGACAAAAATTTTGTTTATGCGGTAGCAGGCTCGGCAACGGATGATGAATGTGGAAAATGTTATCAAATCCAATTGTTAGATGCGGAGAGAGAATGGAGACCTAATTTTAAACAAATCATTGTCCAAGTCATTAATAGCGGATTCGATGTGATAAAAGGACAATTCGATATTTTTATGGGTGGTGGTGGATTTGGTTATTTTACATCTTGTAATCAGGATTGTGCAACACGATATTGCCAGGGTGGACCCTGTAAAGATTCAATGTATAATTCTTCATTTAAAAATTGGAATAATGCTCAATATAATGATCCAAATGTTTGTTATAGTGGAGGAATCAAATGGTTGGATAAAAAGAATAATACTGAATTATTAAGAATGTGTAAATCATTAGTGGGAACATCAACTTCGATCAAAGATAAAATGACGGTTGATAGTTGTTATAGAACAAATATAAACTTATACCATCAAAATTTTGTAAGTTTAAATGCGAAACGTGTCGCATGTCCAACAAATTTATATAAACTTACAGGATTGAATCGTAAAGATAATGATAATTATCCAAAAATCCTCATTAATAACAATTTTGACATTCAGTGTCGAGGAGATAGAACCCAAGGACACTACTGTATCACTACGATGCAAGATTGTTGCAAACCTTCTTGTTCTTGGTCAAATAAAGGGTATCCCGATTTAATGTATTCAAGAGCAGATACGTGTGATAAATTTGGTAATATAATAGATTATTGATAGAAAAAGAAACGAGGTTAAAAAAAAATTAAAAATTGATTCTTATTTAAAAAAATAACTTTTACATAAAATATAACAAAGAATGAGCCAAAATCAACTTTCAGATTACCTAAATTTCAATACCGAAAATATGGTTTTTTCCAAACCTGAAATCGGAAATATTCCTGGGCAAAAAATTAATTTTAAGCGCGTCAGAATCGCATGCAAAAATTCTGATGGCAGCATTGGAGATTTAATTTTTTCAACGCCAGAAAAACTCCATTCTTTTGGTCTTCAAGAATCAAGAGACATGGCAACCAATAAGTTAAATGGATATGTCCTACCCATTTGTTTATGGAGCAGGAATGGACCTACCGAGGATGAAAAAAAATTTACTGAAACATTTAATCATATCGCCGAGTATTGTAAAACATATCTCTTAGATCATAAAGAAGATATTGAAAAATACGATTTAGACCTTGCAGATCTTAAAAAATTCAATCCTCTCTACTGGAAAATGGAGAAAGGAAAACCCGTAGAAGGCCGAGGACCAATGTTATATCTCAAAGTTCTGCACAGCAAGAAACAAGATAAAATTAATACGATTTTTGTAGACGAAGAAACGAATAAAGAGATTGATCCTTTTAAGATTCTTAACAAGCCGTGTACGATTACGGCTGCAATTAAATTTGAAAGTATCTTTATTGGAAATAAGATTTCTTTACAAGTAAAATTATATGAGGTTATTGTACGCCAGATCGATAATAGTATTAGGGGATTACTTCGTCCGACAGCCATTAAACGTGATAAGGAAGAAAATACGAATTTTGATATGAATAAGCCCATTGAGGTTAATATATATAATCATTTAGGCGATGATGACGATGATGATGACGACGAAGACGATGAAGATGATAATGAACTACAAACGCAAGTAAAAGAAGAGGATGATGAATCAGATGGATCTATCATAATGGAAACTCCATTATCGAATCCTGTTGAAACTTTGATTAAAGATGAACCTAAAGAAGATCTAAAAAGTAAAGGGAAAAGAGCACCCGCGAAATCAAGGGCTAAAAAGTAATTTAACTATCAGTTTAAATAAGTAGGTATATAATTTACATAATAAATAATCGCCGATTTACATGCTTGATATAAGTATAAATTTCCTCGTGTAGCATCTGCATTTAACGTTAATTTACCAATTACCGGTTTATCAAAATCTATATTTACGTTTATTATTAATTCATTGGATGAATTTAAAAGTGTAGCAGTACCTATTAAGGTGTATTTGGAACAACTAAAAATACAAATATAATTATTACAGCCTTTATCTATAAATTTTATTGTGGGTGAATTACACGGATCTATTTCATAAGAAGTTTTTGATGCATAATATTTATTAAACAATTGCATTTATTTGATTAAATTAAAAAATAAAAAAATAAATGATTTGTAGAAATGAAAGATCATAATGTTGAAATAAGAGAATTTTTGATCGATATATTAAAAAAAATTTCATTAGAAATTAAAAAAACGACCATAAAAAAAAAAAATTAAAAAAAAAAATTATTTTTTATTTCTATATAATAGATAAATGTGCAATCAATGTGCTAATCATAATGTGTACACTTATGATTCTGATTCTTCGTCATCATCAAGTGCAGATTTCTCAGAATCTAAATATTATGCATATAAACATAATCGTAATGTAGATTATTCATCCGATTCATCCGAATCATCCGAATCTGATTCATCATCATGCCAAATCGGTCCATGTAAAAGAAAAAAATATCGTACTTGTGTAAATTGTGTACCTCAATGTGTATATGATTGTAGTCCGCCCTTATGGCAAACCTGGCCTCGTATTAAAATAAGACAATGCGTGGGTCCATGTCCCTGTTATGGTTGTGGTTACCCACCTAATCATTAATCTTTTATCAGATTCGGAAAAGGTATTTTTAGGAATAGATGTAAATAACTGATATAGCCTTTTAAACATATATAGGTTTTTAATCGGTAAAGAATAATATAATAATTTTTATTAAAAAATTGAAATAATTGTTCATCTATTGGAGTACCTTTTCTAATCGATGTCGTGATATAATTACAAACTTTTTCATACTCTTCCCAATCTGCGAGTGGATTTAGATATTGATTTATAGGTACTAATTTATTAATGGATAATATAGGAGCATCCATTTTTTTTCCTTCTAATATTTTAACGAGTATATCGATTGGATTTTTATCTTTTGGCAATGTTTCATTCCAGGTGTGTAAATAGATGTTTGATATTTTATCCGTTAATTCAACACAAAACATGTTTAAAAAACATTTTTTAATGTCTGGTGTATTTTTTTTAATATTAATCTTTTGATCTTTGTTTTTTACGTAAACACGCCATGGGAAATCTTGGAGTTCAAATATTTTTAATATTCCTTCTCTTGATATATGTAAAAAATGTAAAAAATCATTCGGAGAATTATAAATACTTAATAATTTCGTTCCATTGTAAAAATTTTTACTCAAATAATTTGGATCTAAATAACGAGAATTTCTTGGATCTATAATTTGAATAGTATAAAAATTATACAGACAATAATCAAAAAATTTATATAATTTCTCTCCCATTGATCCTTTAGGAAAATTTCTAGGAAGATATTTATCGGGTTTATCCTTTTTTGTTTCGATTTTATGAAAATAATTTATCCATAAATAGACAATTAATTTAAATAAATCAGCACCGGGTACATAAAATGAATACATACCTACCTCTACATAGGAATTATATCCTGTTTTTCCGATAAAACCTTTATCATGCATGGTACAAGCATGTCCGTAATCAATAATGATCGGTACTTTATTTATATTT